AGAGCATCTATGAGCCTGCTCCGGTTGAGAGCCTTCCGCTTCGTGTTTGCCTGTCGCCGACGATGAAGCACGCCGACGACCCGGCAAACCCTCAAATCAACATTTCAGAACACTCAAACCCCCAGCGATTTTGTGGGGCCCGCAAACCCACAAAATCGCTAAAAGCAAAAGCGAAGGGTTGGGCTGGGAAGGGTGTAATTTGGGCAAATATACGTTTAACGAAAAATATACGTTTAACGAAAAATTAAGGGTATAGTTTGGGCGATATTAGGGTGTCAAGCTAAGAAACCCCCCTACCCCCCTTTTTTGACCCCACCTGTATTGCAAGGATTTACGGTTCTAATCAAGAGAATATTAACGATTTCTTAGCGGATGCCCCTAACGTCCATGGTGTCGGTGAGCATACGAATTTCACCGGCCGGGCCTTAATCCCACATCCGGAGGACACATCTGTAAAGCTGGTTACGGTTGCAGTAAAACGGTGTGCCACGTTCTGCAGTTCGTGTTGCATTGCGCCTGTCCTCTCGACGGGCAACGGTGCGTACAGTATTGATTTCACTTCGGATATTCTCCTCTTAGTCTCCAGTAGCTTCGACCGGGGGCCTAGCCCTCGCGCAGCCGTCTCAGCGTAAAACTAGACTTAAATATCATCCCTTGATAGGTGCTTTGGTACTTAGCCCTCTACACCGTAGATTTTCCGTTACTCTGTTCCTGCTCCAGGGAGCCAAGAGAGCCCTCTTGCGCTCTGTGGTCCTACACCTGTAAAACAGTGGTGGACCGAACCACTGTCCCTACTACTAACCACCTCTTGCACCTCCTTAAAAACTGCCTTTTTTTCAGGGTATGCACATTTGCGAATAAATGTCAATCCCCTGCCGTATGAAATTCGTATTGCTTTTTAGCAAGAATCATGCCAACTGCAAAAACCCCCTAAAATCCTGTACCAATCGCGCAAAAGCAAAAGCCTTTAGCCGATAGATCCTTGCCCCGCTGAAGCCGGTGTTACCACCACTAAAAATCAACGTTCAATGCCATTAGGCCGCCAAGCGCGAATACGCTCCACTAGCCTGCGCCTACTTGCATCCGCGCCAAAGCTTCAACACTTGGGGAAAGTCTTAATACTCAACCACTTAGGCCCGGCCACTCAGTGGCCGACGGTAGATTCATGCACACGGAACGAAGAGCGCCACCGTAGGGGGGTACCCCCTACACCCCCAATCAAGGCTTCGATTAACTCTACTGCAAGATTTTATTATCTTGAAGTATTCAATTTATTATCTCAAACATTATCTAGAACATTAAATTTTATTATTTTATTTCAGATATTCCTGTGAATCTTCTCTGAGATTGTCCGCCTCTACGGCTATTGCGATCTTCTCCATAAGGATTATAGACAGGCCCACGACTAGCCAATGTCCTGCATTGGGCTAGCCCTATCTCGTATTTAGTTCCCTGCTCTGTAATGCATGTACAACTGTGATCTTTCCAACGCCCATTAGCATCTAGACCCTGTCCAGAAGACATACAGAATAATTCAGGATCTGCAGCCACCGAACGATCATCATAAATCGGTGCAGTCCACGGCGCTGAAGCTATACGGGGTGTGTGATCTTCTACATAATCCTTAACATTTTCCCAGCGTTTTTCTTTGTCCTCTTTCTTCTTACTCATTGCATAATCAAATGCAATATCAGTGGGCAATATCTTTTGTTCGGTTTGAGTTATTTCATTGTTACTCATACCGCTACGTATTTGCCAAATCACATAAGCCAGAAGTAACCCTGCCACACCAAATAACAACATTGCCCGTTTAGCACGAGCTGAAACCGTACGCTTTACAGTATGAATCTCTGCCGATTTATATAAGCCGTAGCAGTCTTTAGGATAAACCCATGTTTCATGATCTTCACAAGCTAATGCTCGATCACTTCTAACATTATCTATAACTCGACTACGTCTATAAACTGTTGCAGATTGTTTGCCGTTCTCTCTAACTAAATGTTCATGCAGTCCAACTAATGCCCTGATGTTTGCATGAATTAATGCCGGAGATTGAGTTATTAGAATTAATCGAATTCCCTCATGCCGGATCGTCTCCATAGCTTGAATATAAGCCGGAACCGCACCCGCTGCGGCTCTGAAAAACCGCTGCGCTTCGTCTACTACCAAAATTGCGCCAGTTGGTAACTCTTCCCATTTAGTAGGGTCTGGAAAATCTAACACCCCATCAATAGTAAGTTCTGCTAAATTCGATACAAATACCTGCTCATTCGCTGCAATTGCCTGCTTGATATACCACACAGCCCGTAGTGTCTTACCGTTGCCGGGTACCCCAGTTAGCAGGGTAATGGAAGCTGTTTTAGCAATCGCACTCATCTGTATTTGTCAAGTCTTGACAAAAGTTCGTTTGTATGATACGAGAAATTCAAGTACATCATTTGGCTATAGTTGTCAAGACTTCACAAAGAATATTTTCTTTGCCATAACCAAAGTCATGAAAGACACCATAATGCTAGCGGCTTTGTTTATACCCAAAAGATTGAACCAACATTGCCAAGCGGAAGGAATCATGTTCCAAGCATTCATTGCATTATCAATCATTGGCTGGATAATCATTTCATTGGTTGCAATGAGTATCCCTAAACGCCCCAAGAAACTCACTGCAATTTGCACTAAATACATTTGCGCAAAACGGACTAACCAAGGCCCTAATGCAGCAAGAAAAGCAACTAATACCGGAACCGCCGCAGGCAATGCCATTATCTAACCTCCTAAGCGAATGGCGACCCAAAGATATGTGCAAGACACGATTAACCAGCCAATCATGTTTGCTAAATCCCACCAATCTGACCCCATTTCAATATCATGACCCAGCAAAGTAAATCCAGTAGCGCATTGGCTTACGTTTTGAGCGCCAAAGAGATTAGTTTTTAATTCCTTATTTTCATGTACATGCCATATTGAGGATTCATCTACCGGCGGGCCTGTATCGCTACCCAATGCCTGTAGCCCGGCTACCTCTTCAGCACGCCAGTTAGTATCTTGATTACCTCCATTATCTAACGTTGCTAGTTTCTCTAATGCACAAGTAGAGCGCCATTGCATTATCAAACTGCTAAATTCCAAGGCATCACATTTATCCCCCGTGCATACCGGAGGACGATCACACGCGCCACCGCTTATATTCCGATTCTTGCGGGTATTGCAATCAATCCGCCATAGAATCCGAGACTGTCCACACAATATAGGATCCCCTGAACAAGAGGGAGGCATATTACAACCATCACCGCCGCTAAAACGGTTTCCCCCGGAACCCGTTTCACCGGCTCCATTATCTGAATTATTTGATTCCCCTGAATCATCATTATTTTTAGGATCTTCTGCAATCCATTTGCATGTACCATCCGGCCCTAGTTTTTGTCCCATCGGGCAAGCTTCATTATCTAGTTCGCACTCTCCAGAAATATTCAACATTCCCGCAGAACATTCGTTTTCTAATCTTTTACAGTAGGCTAAACCATACTGAATAGCTCCCGGAGTTCCTTTAGGAACTCTGCTCATTCCATCGGGACACAACTCAAGTAAACATTTCCCTGATGCGTCTTTATTATCTTCTTCGCACTTTTCCGAAGTTCCTATACAAATACCCCCATGATCCTCAAGCCAAGTATCACCAAATTCTAAACAATCACCTTTAAAGGTATTCGGATCACAGAAAGAACCCGTATGCCCAAAAGTAATACCAGAAGCCCACTCTATACAACCCTCGTTGCAATAAAAAGAACCTTCAGGATAAGGAAGGCCGATATTAATCTTTAATCCCTCTCCACCTACTTCACAAGCATCCTGACATTCTTTTGTATATGGGTTAAAAACATCGCCATCTGTACATATTGTGTCATCTACCAACCAGTAAAAATACATGTACCCCTGTTCATCCCCACAATAAGGCGACGACACCCCACCATGCCCATTCATCATGCACCAAAAAGAAGTTCCCTCTACCCTACAATAGCCCGGGTTATCATAATGCCCCTCATAAGGTGAACCTTTCAAAGAAGCATCCAAATCCGCTAAGGTCTGCATACATGCTGACCAAGCTGCCGACTTAGTCGGGTATTCATACCAACCCGCCTTAGCTTCACTAAAAAAGAAAATCAAAAACACTGCTATACATTGCCATGTAAGCACTTGCTTGATATTCATTTCATTCGTCCCAACCATGGGAAGCAATTACTGCCGCGCATATCCACCAAATCAGCACCAATAAACCGTAGAAATTCTCAAACCCTTTCATCTCTCTTGTTCTTATCTTCCTGTAAAAAGCTACTATCTACGAGTATCGTGCCGCTATCCCTTGCTGCTGGCCCCGTCCCTTGCCAAGCTGCGGGACAAGGCCAGCGCTGCGCGCTTAGCGCACGATGTTAGAAATATCGAGAGACTGTACTTATTTAAAAAATATGTCCCATATTCTTTAAATAAGTACGCTCAGGCCGCGCGCTGTATTAAAGAGAGTTACAAGAACTCTCTTTAATACGCTTGCTACATTATCGGGGTTTCAGTAAGTTAGCCGCTCTGATTGCCCATAACACCACTGCAAAAGCAATCACCAGCCCGATAACCGCCACTTTATAAGTGCTGAACTCTGCCAGTATTCCGCTAGTATCTGGCGGGGTTGATTGAGCAAAAGCAAACCCCGGAACCAAAGACATAAACATCAAGAAAACAGCCGCTTGTGCATGGCTTACTTTTGTTTTTACCGTTTGCAACATTTTCATTTTCTACCTCGTTGGCTTGAAAAACCGCTTTGCTGCGGCAATTAAAAAAAGGCTAGAAAAAAACGCAAACCCCACTGTATTAGCCTCACCTACAGTAGGCAGATAATCAAACAGCATAGGTTTCTCAACCCATGCTGTTTGATTACAGGTTCCATCACTGGCGGGTATTGCATCTAAACACACCAGATAACGCATAAATTAATGTCCCAGTTTGCGGATAGCTAATGCAAATAAAACTGCGCATGAACTAACACCGCTTGCAAATCCCACCGCTAATAATGTGTACGGGTGAGCTGTTGCAATTAACTGATACATATCAGGCGGCCTTAATCACTCGCGGAGCCTGTTGCTTCGCTACAGATTCCGGATTAATTAAAGTAAACCGGCGAGATAATGCCAAGCTGCCATAGCGGCCCGGTTCAATATCGGCCATTACATTCCAAAGTCTTACCGTTCCAACTGATAAGGCTTCCTCTGGACGTTCTACAGGAATATCTACCCTACATGAGACCTCATCATCTAATTGAATAATTGCACGTTGAAAATATACTGTTCTCGGGACCCCTAAGCGGGTCTGTATCTGCCTGTATTCAAGCTCTCCTTTAATCACTACTTTCGGCAATTTAACTGTCGTCTCTTCGCTACTCATCTTCGCTTCTTCTCTCTTCGTCTATGGGTTTAATTAATGATCCTAAACAACTGCATTTAAAGAGGCGGATCACTTCTCTTTAAATAAATCGCTATTTCCATATACGTTCAATAAAAATTTATCCAAATTTTCATTGAACTTTCCGACATCCTCTTCTGCGTTTTTCCCCTCTGATTTTTCCCTAGATTGATCTAACAATCTGCGATGGTTAAATACTAAAGGCTGAAACAATTCATCTTTCTCTAAACGCCTTCCATAATCCATCTTTGGCGGTTTCCACTTTCCAAAATTTTCAGAAAAATCGACTAAACCACCCTTAACCACATACTTAGAAACATAATGCGCAACATCTGTTGAACTCGTCGGACGCTCTAATCGATTCCGACCAAATTCCTTAAACCAAAATTCATGCCACTCATACCGCGACATCAATTGATTAAGATCAGCCGTTGGCGCAGATACCACCGCATGAAAATGCAGGCGGCCATCTCTGTGAAATTCCGTTCCTCGCGCCCATTGCAAACCACCATGGACCGCTTTATTCCAATATTTCCCATAAACTTCCCTGTTAATGTAATGAACGAAGTATCTAAACGCCTTATCTGCCGCTTCCGGGTGCATCCCACCTGTGCGACCACTCGCCCGCTCCCTTCGAAAAGTGAGCGTCCAAAATTGATGCCAGTTATACCGGGCCAATAAATCCCCATACGCCTGTGCTGCTTGCGCCTGCGAACTCGCCCGAGAAAATAAAGCTGATTCGTCCTTAAATCCCTCATACAATCCGTCCACCTGTGTACATCCAGTCAAAGCCCAGACGCATCGCCAAATCTTCAAACAAATCCGGCTGAATAAATTCCCGTTCACTCACGCCCGCTAACTGCTTTGCCGTTTCGTGCGCACGCTGTGCCGGTCTACCTCTGTCCCAATAATCCCGATACCAAAACATGTAGTTATCGCGTTTTTCGCCAATTACTAAGCCTCTATAAACCCGTAACCGGTAACGCTTACGAGGAATACCCCCGCTTTTAAGGCATTTTTGTGTCATTGAGTAAAACCCTCTTGCCCCGGATGCTCTGGAATATTTCGGCCTCCCTGTCCAGAGCAGGCAGGAAAGCCGAAATAGTCACGTGACTTTGTGACTTACCAATATGCAACCTAATTACTAGACAATTGTCAAGGATATACGTGTCATGTCAACAGTTGCAAAACTTCTAGACGAAGTCAAAGACCGGAAAAAAATCAGATCAGACAATGCACTAGCAAAAAAACTAGAAACACAAAGGCAAGTCGTATCACAATGGAGATACGGACTTAGCTACCCAAGTGAAGAGAACATTGCGCAATTAGCTGAAATGGCAGACGACGACCCCGGGAAGTGGCTCCTAAACATCAAAATTTCTAGAACTGAAGGAAAAGCCCGTTTAGGATGGGAATCTATTGCCAACCGTCTGTCAAACACAAACCCGATTCACGCTTAAAAACAATAACTACATACGCGCTTTTGCCTTCTAATCATGAAGCCTTTCGGCAAAAGCGCCCTAACCATCGGCGGGGTTATGTCACCAACATACCCCCGCCTTTTGCTTCGTGTTTGCCCGTCGCCGACGATGAAGCACGCCGACGACCCGGCAAACCCTCAAATCAGCCCCGCAACACCTCAAGCAAAAAACCGTGCAAAAGAATGCGATTTAAGCGCGTCTAACGCTTCACATGGGTGATTCCCTATCCCAAGCCCTAGGAATCGATTCTAGGCATGTTTTAGAGCATCTATGAGCCTGCTCCGGTTGAGAGCCTTCCGCTTCGTGTTTGCCTGTCGCCGACGATGAAGCACGCCGACGACCCGGCAAACCCTCAAATCA